CCTATGGCAACTTGGGGTGCTAATTCGTGGGGCGACAACTCTTGGGGCACAGATCAAAATATAATCTCTGTCAGCGGGATAGGTGCAACTTTTTCATTAGGTAACGAAGTAGCTTTTCCTGGCTCAGGTTGGGGAGCAAACAGTTGGAACGTTGGTGAATGGGGTTCAGTCAATACAGGAAATCAATTAGTAACTGGTTTTGGTTTATCCGCAAATCTTGGACAAGTAGAACAAACATCAAGCACAGGTTGGGGAAGAAATACTTGGGGATCTGATATTTGGAATGGTTATGGAACAACATTACCTACTGGTGTTTCAGCCACAATGGCTGTTGGTACACAAACTTTAATCGATGCAGAAATTAATCGTGGTTGGGGACGACAAGGATGGAATATAAATGCTTGGGGCATTGGTGGTCAAGTACTAGCAAATAATTTTCCAATGACTATGTCATTGAATGACGTAGTAATCGATAATGAAATTAATACAGGATGGGGCTCAGACGGATGGGGAGTTGAAGGCTGGGGTGCATCAATTCAAGTAGTTGCTGTAACTGGTCAAACTATGACTGCATTTGAAGGTAGTGCAGGTTTATCATTCGATGGAGATTCAAATGTAGATGCTGTTGGTAGAGCGATGACAATATCTGCTCCTTCTACAATAAATGCATTTGCTTCTTTTATTGCAGAACCTACTGGTCTTCCAATGACAGCGACATTGTCATATGATCCTGAAGTTATAAACACTGGAAGTTTACCAATGACAATTGCTTTAGGTACAGCAATTGGAGACAATATTACTATAGCAGAAATATCTGCTAAATCAGCTTCAACATGGGGTCTTAAATCTTCTTGGGGATTTGGAGTATATGGAAATCAACAAATAAATACATTGACTATGTCAATGTTAGAAAATTTCTCTGGTGTTGACCCTGAACCAGATGCAGAAGCTACTGGTCAAGCAATGGCTATGACTTTATCACCAATAAGTAATTTTAATATTACTGGTGATGCTACTACTCGAGTTTTAACAGCTATGGGTTGGAGTAATGCTACTTGGGGTGAATCTAAATGGGGTAATGGAACATTCTTAGCAGTGCCAGATGTTACATTTAGTTTAGCAGCTAATTTAGGAACAGCTGTATTAGACGCAAATACTATACCTACTATTACAGGTCTAACTAACCTATTTACTAACGTTGGAACATTAACTGCAACAGGTACAGGTAAAGTAATTCCTACAGGAAACTTGTTGACAATGGGTCTAGGAACCAGTACAAATGTACTGATTTGGAACGGAGTAGATCCAGGCACAGCACCAATTGACCCTCCAGGATGGAAACCGGTTGATACTAACGCTGCATAAATAAGTGTTTGACACTTGAATAAAATTTTAATAAATTAAGAACATTGGAGAAAAAATATTATGGCAAACTCTACATCAGCTAGTCTAAAACTTACAGTACAAGCAACTGGAGAAAACTCAGGAACTTGGGGACAAATTACAAACACAAACTTATTAATCGTAGAACAAGCAATCGGTGGTTATGAAGCAGTTGGTATTACATCAGGTGCAACTTTAACTTTTTCAAACGGTGCTATTTCTAATGGTAAAAATGCAGTATTAAAATTAACAGGTACAATTGGAGGAGCAGTTAACGTTGTTATTCCTAATTCTATTGAAAAAACTTTTATAGTTCGTAATGCTACTACTGGTGCTCACGCAGTAACTTTTAAAACTACTTCAGGAACTGGAGTAACTTGGGCTGCTGCTGACAAAGGCACTAAAATGATTTACTCAGATGGAACTAATGTTGTTGATACATTATTTACAGATTTATCATCTGACTACTCACCACAACTTTCAGCTAACTTAGATGCAAATGGTAAAAACATTGCTATTGATACTGCAACAGGTATTATTGATGAAAGTGGTAACGAACAAATTACATTTACTACAACTGGATCAGCTGTTAATGAATTCACAGTAGCTAACGCAGCTACAGGTAATGCACCAGCTATTTCAGCAACTGGTGGAGACACTAACATTGATTTAAATCTTACACCAAAAGGAACTGGTAGAGCAACTTTCAATGGTCAAGGTAAAATTCAAAGTGTTGCAGAAAAAGTTACTACAGCAGCTGTTGGAACTACAGGTACAGTTAACTATGATGTACTTACTCAAGCAGTTTTAAATCACACTACAGATGCAGCTGGTAACTTTACAGTTAATATTAGAGGAGATGGTTCAAATTCATTAAACTCAATTATGGACACAGGTGAATCAATCACTATAGCATTTATTGTAAAAAATGGCTCTTCAGCTTATTACAATAATGTAGTTCAAATTGATAGTTCAACTGTTACTCCAGAATGGCAAGGTGGATCAGCACCTACTGGTGGTAATGCTAGTTCATTAGATGTTTATTCTTACACAGTTATTAAAACTGGAGACGCTACGTTTACAGCGTTAGCTTCTCAAACACAGTTTGCGTAATAAATTAGGAGGAGAAAGATTATGCCAATATTAGGAAGTATCGGAGCAGGATCCGCAAGAGGATATGGTTATGCCTCAGGTGGTGGTATTGAAATAAGTTATTTAGTTGTCGCTGGAGGCGGCGGTGGAGGATTTAATCAGGGTTCTGGTGGAGGAGCCGGAGGAACTAGAATTTCTTTTGACACTCCAATAAATGCTGATTCACCCATTGTTATTACTAAAGGAACATCATACACAATTACTGTTGGTAACGGCGGAAATGGAGGAACATCTCCAACAAGCGGTAGTGATTCTGGTATTTCCGGAGGAGACTTAGCAGCAGCCTTTGAAGCCACTGGTGGCGGAAGAGGTGGAGCATCATCTGGTGGCGGCGCTCAAAACGGAGGTTCCGGCGGAGGTAGAGGCGGTACCGGTAATGAGGGTGGTTATACACCCGCAGAAGGTTTTGATGGAGGCACTGGACCACAAGCAGGTGGTGGTGGAGCTACAGCAGTAGGAGGAAATGAAAGTCCTGGACCCACTGGAGTTGGTGGAGCAGGAATTACATCTAGTTTAACAGGTTCTGCAACACCTTATGGTGGAGGCGGAGGCGGAGGCGGTTTTCACGCAAGAGGTCCTGCATCACCAGGAGGAGTTGGTGGCGGAGGAAATGGCGGCGGTCAAGGTGGAACTGGCCAAGCTGGAGATGATGGAAAAGGTGGCGGCGGCGGAGGCGGCGGCGCTGATAATGGCCAAGGAGGAGCTGGTGGTAACGGAGTAGTTGTTTTAAGTGCACCTGCTGGTTCTACATGGACAGTCGCTCCTGGATCTAATTCTACAAGTACAGCTCCAGATGGAAGAAAAATTGCTACATTTACAGTGTCAGGGACAGCGGAGATAGGTTAATGAAAACTTTTGCTAAATTAGATGAAAATAATATTGTACTACAAGTTGTTATAGTCGATGATGAAGCTTGCTCTGTAGATATGTCTCCAGAAGGAGAAACATATTGTCAAAATTTATTTAATGGAGGAGTTTGGAAACAGACTAGTCCGGAAGGATCTTTTAGAAAAAGATGTGCTGGCGTAGAAGGCACTTACGATCCTGTGAACGATGTATTTATAAATCCTAAACGTAATGCTAGTTGGATATTAGATAGTGATTTTGAATGGCAAGCACCTGTAACTTATCCAAGTAATCAAGATTATTCACATGGTAATGATAGTGGTTTACCTGATGTTTATCCTGTTAATTGGGATGAAGAAAATCAAAGATGGTTGGGAACTGCCAGAATGTCAAACGAAAATTTAGTGTGGAATTCTACTTCTCTTTCTTGGGAAGCCTTGTAAAATATCTAAAATTTGATATATAAGATACCTATAAAGGTATGAAATTTAAATATAAATATTGGTTTTTTAATCAAGTTTTTTCAAAAGCTGAATGTCGTAAAATTATAAGGCATGGTCTTTCTAAAAAAAATAAATTAGCAACTACAATTGGTGCAGGTAAAAATAAATTATCTAAGAAAGAAAAAGAAAAATTAAAAGAAATTAGAGATTCTAATCTTGTTTGGTTAAAAGATAGATGGTTGGTAAATAGAATTGTACCTTATTTAAGAATAGCTAATAAAAATGCAGGTTGGAATTTTGAATTTGATGCCATAGAGGATATTCAATTTACTATTTATAAAAAAGGACAGCATTATAAATATCACCAAGATTCTATACCTGGACCTTATGATTCTCCAAAAAATCCTTCAATGCATGGAAAAATTAGAAAATTATCTATGAGTATTTGTTTAAGTGATTCTTCTGATTATCAAGGTGGAGATTTTAAAATTCTTGTTCAAGAAGAAAAGGATCCCATTAAAGTAAATGAATTTACAATTGAAGAATTAAAACCTCAAGGTTCAATTATTGTTTTCCCTTCAGATCAATATCACTGTGTTAATCCAATAACAAAAGGCACAAGATATTCTTTAGTAGTTTGGTGTCTTGGAAAACCTTTTCAATAATGAATAGTTTTAAAGAAAAAGGATATCATTTAGAAAAAAATATAATAAGCAATGATCTTTGTAGTTTTTTATATGACTATGTAAAACTAAAATATAAAGTTTTTAATACTTTTTCAAAATATAAATACGAAACATTAGACAATGATTCAGGGGGAAAAAGAGGTGATAATATGTTCAGAAATACTTATTGTTCATATGGAGATTTAGCTATGGATAGTTTATTAAGTACAATTAAAAATAAAGTTGAAGACCTTACTAAATTAAAATTAGGTGAAAGTTATTCTTATTTAAGAATCTATAAAAAAGGAGATATTTTATATAGACATGTAGATAGAAAAGAATGTGCAGTTTCTTTAACTTTAAATTTAGGAGGAGATTGGCCTTTTTATTTTGTTGATAAAAATAATATTAGAGTAAAAGCAAATATAGAACCTGGAAGTGCTCTGTTATATGATGGAGTAAACTTAGTTCATTGGAGAGAGAAATTAACAAAAAAAGAATGTGTTCAAGTTTTTCTTCATTATGTAAAAAAGGGAGCTGTAAAGTTTGATAAAAGACTTCATTTAGGTTTACCTAATCTTTTTAAATCATGAAATGATAAAAATCATCCCTAATATTATAAACAAAAAACAACAAAATTATTTAAACAAAATAATACAGGATAATAATTTCCCTTGGTATTATTATGACAATGTTATTGAAGGAAGAAATAACAATTATAAAAAATATAAAAACATAACCGAAACATACGCTTGGATTCATACTTTATTTTTTTTACCTAAAGGTATAAATTCTGATTACTTTGACGACTTTAAAATTATTCTTTCTGCATTTGAAAAAAAAGAAAAAGTAAAAATACAAGAATTGTTAAGAATAAGAATAAGAAGAACTTTTTATTGTAAAGAACATAATTTAAAAAAATATAATTTCCCTCATGTAGATTTACCTGATTGTGGTAGTTATAAATCTTTACTTTATTACTTTGAAGATTCAGATGGAGATACTATGTTTTTTAAAGAGAGATATAATAAACATCAAAAAGTTGATACAACTAATTTAACTATTCATAAAAAAAATAAACCAGTTAAAGGAACTTCAGTTTATTTTGATGGAGACATATATCACTCTGGTAACTCTCCAGTTAATTTTACAAATAGAACTGTTTTAAATTTTGATTTTAAAATACATGATAAAAACAATTAATAAATTTTTAGACAAAAAACTTTTAAAAAATATTAAAGATAAAGTTTTTTCAGAAAATTTTCCTTGGTATTGGAGAAATAACATGATCCCAAATAATAAAGATCACTATTGGTGGAACCATTCTTTCTTTTACGAAAAACAAATACTATCTCCTCACTATGCAGAATGGATAATTCCTATTATAAAAAAACTTAAATTTAAAGAATTAATAGATGCAAGATGCAATATGATGACTAAAGAAAGTTTTTCTTACACATCACAGTTACATACAGATTTTAATATTAAAAATGGTAAAACGGCTATATTATATTTAAATACATGTAATGGTGGTACTTACATCAAAGATAAAATAGTAAAGTCTGAAGAAAATAAAATAGTTATTTTTCCCTGTGAAACTTTACATAGGGGTGTAAGTCAAACAGACGTAGATAGAAGGATAATAATAAATATTAATTTTGTTTAAAAAATTACTTATAAATATAAAAGAAGCTACTCCTAACCAACAGAAAAAAGAGTTATGGGACGTAGAAGGAGTTTTACACAATCAAAAATTTAAATTTGATTTAAGACCATTGAAAAATAATATTAAAGGTGGTTCTTTTAAAACCAAAGCTGATAAAATGGTATTTGATTTAAAAGATCAATATATTATTGTAGACATAGAAGAACTTCATCAATACTTAAAAGATAAACCTTCAAAAATAGTTCAATTAGACGATTTGATATCTAAACTAGATTGGAATATAATACTACCAAAATAATGAATTTCGATATATTTCCCACAAAAATTTATGTAGGCAACATAGATGCTCAACAAATTAAAATTAAAGAAGATAAAATCTCTAACAAATGGAATAACGTTGCTACTAGCCATCCTACAAATAATTTAGACAATACTCTTGAAAAAGAATCTTTAGATTATTTATTTAAAACAATAACTACTTTATTGGACGAGGTAATACATAAACCTTATCGGATTAAGTTAATTAATATATGGAAAAACTATTATAAAAACAAAGATTTTCAAGAAACACATATTCACCCTAAATCAAATTTTTCTTTTATAATTTATGAAAAGATAAAAGAATCACAAACTATATTTTACGCTCCTAATCATTTTTTAATTCAATCTATATTTGATGAATCCACTTTATATACACAAACCTTTAAGCCTAATTTAACTAAAAATCAGATTATTATATTTCCTAGTTTCTTAGAACATAGCGTAGAACAGCATAATAATTCTATTAGTATTGCAGGTAACTTTAATTTTGCCTATATTAAAGGCAGTTGATCTCCTTCCTAAAACCTTATATAATCCTTAGGTTATGTTACAGAAACTCAATTTTAAACCAGGATACAATAAACAAGACACGGAATCAGGGGCCGAAGGTCAATGGGTAGATGGAGACTTTGTAAGATTTAGATATGGCTTACCTGAAAAAATAGGTGGTTGGCAACAACTTACAGCCGCTGATCATACCTTACCAGGTGCTGCTAGAAAACAACATGCTTTCAGTAGTTTTAAAGGTGAAAAATATACAGCCATAGGAACGTCTCAAGGTTTATTTTTATATTATGGAGAAGCATTTTATGACATTACTCCTTTAGATACAGCAATTACTGGAGCTGACTTTGATACTGTTGAAGGCTCTAGCACTGTTACTGTTAATAAAGGATCACATGGATTAGCTGTAGGAAGATATATTACCTTTACAGGTGTCGTAACTCCTAATGGATTCACAAGTTCAACTACTTTTACCGAAGGTGCTTTTGAAATATTAACCGTGCCTAATGATAATACTTTTACTATTCAAACTCCAATTGCAGCTGTCGCTGGTGCTTCATCTGGAACAGGGGGAGCTACAATTAATCCTTATATTATAGTTGGACCAACAACTCAAACAGTTGGTTATGGTTGGGGCACGTATCTTTGGGGCAATTCCACTTGGGGTACTGAACGATCTACAAGTAATGTGGTTCTGGTACCAGGAAACTGGAGTCTTGATAATTTTGGAGAAGTATTAGTTGCAACTATATTTGACGGTAGAACATTTACTTGGAATGCAGGAGCAGCTGGACCGAGAGGTATAAGAGCATCACAATCTACAACTAATTTTAATACAACTAACAATCCAACAGCCACAAGAATTTCTATAGTGTCTGATAGAGACAGACATTTATTCCACCTTGGAACTGAAACAACCATAGGTGATGCTTCAACACAAGACCCAATGTTTGTAAGATTTTCTAATCAAGAAGATTTAAATACCTACGCACCAACAGCAACCAACACTGCAGGTAGCTTTAGACTAGATACAGGTAACGAAATTAGAGCAGCCATACAAGGTAAAGATTATATTTTTGTAACAACTGATTTAGCTGCGTATGTAATTCAATTTGTTGGTCCACCATTTACTTTTTCTGTTAGACAAGTAGGTACTAACTGTGGATGTATTGGTCAACACGCAATGTCATATGCAAATGGAGCTGTGTGGTGGATGTCAGGTGAAGGTGGTTTTTTTGTATATGATGGTACAGTTAAATCTTTACCATGCCTTGTAGAAGATTTTGTATACTCAACTGATGGAAGTAACTTAGGATTAAATTATGATGCAGCAGATGTTATTTATTCTGCGCCTAATTCTTTGTACACAGAAATAAATTGGTTTTATCCTAAAGCAGGTTCAAGTCAGATTGATAGATGTGTTACTTATAATTATTCTGAAAATGTATTTACAACTTCATCATTAGATAGAACAACTTATCAAGACCAAGGTGTTTTTCAATTACCTCATGCTACAGATTATAACGATAGTGGTACTCCAGTATTTCCTGATATATCTGGTATAACTAATAAGTACGGAGCATCTATTTACTATTGTCATGAGAAAGGTGATGATCAAGTTAATAGTTCAGGTACCACTTCAATTGATGCATTTATTCAATCTGGAGACTATGATATTACCTCGCGTAAAAGCGCATTGGGTCAGGCAACAGGAGTTGTTGATTACAGAGGAGATGGAGAGTTCTTTATGTCAGTCAAGAGATTTATACCTGATTTTAAATACTTACGAGGAGATGCTACAGTTACATTATTTGTAAGTTCTTACCCTGATGATACAGCGGTTAGTTCACCACTTGGACCCTTTACAATTACAAACTCTACTGATAAGGTAGATACTAGAGCAAGGGGTAGATTAGTATCTCTTAAAATTTCAAATGATGCTGTAGGTGAATCATGGAGATATGGTACACTTAGAGTTGACGCGCAACCAGACGGCAGAAGATAATGATAGATAAAAGAATAATCAATAGAAAAAATTTTCAAGGTGGAGGTAAAGATGCTTCTACTACTTCTTTTTCAAAAAGTTTTGACAGACAGATGGGAACTAATACTGCGTCAAGAGCTAATAAAACTGTAGACAGAGAACAAAGAGAAGGTCAAAATCAAGCAGATAGAGATAATAGAAGAATTGAATTAAACAGACTTGCTAGACAATCAGCAGCAGAAAAAGAACCTGATGTAAAACCAAATCCATTTCAAAGAGGTGGTGGTCGTGGAATAGGATCATTGTTAATGTCTTTACTTGGATTTGCTATGGGTATTCCAGGTCTTGGTTTAGCTTTTTCTAAAAAAGGAATGAATTTTATAAATAAAAAATTTAGAGGAACTAACCCTGATGGTAGTATTAAAACTCAAGCCCAATATGAACAAGAAATGGAAGACAAACGACAAGTTAATAGATTAGATAAATTATTTGCTGCAAAAGACAGAGGCTACAATCAAATTGGTTTTGGTGACTTTACTAAAAAAACTGTAGATTTCACTGAAGGTCAACAGGCTAAGATAGATGAATTATTGGCTCAAGGTTACCTGCCTAGCACTGCGAGAGATGTAGATAGTGCGAGAGGTAGTAATTTAAGAAACGACTTAACTACAACTATAAAAGAGTTAGCTTCGCCTAATATTAATAATAATGATTTTGTAGGCACTACCGGACAATCTCCACAATTTAACGCAAATTTAGTAAATGAATTTGGACAATCTCCAAACTTTAATGCTAGTTTAACAAATGAGTTTGGACAATCTCCACAATTTAACACAGGTTTAATAAATGAGTTTGGAGTTGCAGATAAAGGTATAATGGATTCCAATGCAGCTTTTGCTTTTGGTCTTCCTTATGGAACTTCAGATCAAGGTTTTGTATCACCTTATGGAACTGCTGATGATCAAGGAGCTAATCTTTTAGGAGTACCCGAAATGACTGCAGCTTTACCAAACAATAATTATTTTGTTGGATTAACAGATAAACAAAAAATGTTATTAGATCAAAGAAAAGGAATGCTAGATGCTTTAGGTGGTCAGGGTATATTAGATACTATTAGATCAGAAGATGATCCTAATGACCCAGCAACATTAGAAGATGTAAGAAAATATTATAATATAGCATAATGGCAAAGATAAGTAACTATATACCTGAACCTAAACCAGAGTATGAAGTAGAGAACCAAAGACAAATACTTGAGTCTTTAAATACTATGAAACAACAACTTAATTTTTCTTTTCAACAAGACTTGAAAAATGAACAAGATGCATTTAACTATTTTTTATCATGAGTATATTTTATAAAAATCAAGGTTTTAAACAAACTGATACAGCTAAAGCAACAGTGCTCACTTGCCCTGTTGATGGAGCAATTATAGTTAAAAGTATATATTGTGCAAACAATGATGGATCTTCAGCTATTTTAGTAAATATGAATTTTGTTGATTCATCAGATTCTAATACTGAATATGAATTTTTTAGAGATGACGTAGCAGCTAAGTCACAAATAAATGCCTCACCTCAGGGCTTGAATTTAGAAGCAGGTGATGCTATAACTGTACAAGCAGCTACAGGAAGTAGTAAAATACAAGGCCTGATAAGTTATGCTTTAATAAATAGAGAGAATGAAAACGGATAATATAATAAAAATAGATTGCACTACACTAACTACGTGGCGTAATACTAAAACAAACGAAGTGTTTAAAGAGAAAGTAGAAGGACCCGATATTGTACAAGATGTTACAGTTCAGGTTTCTCCTAAAGGATTAGACCTAATGCAGAAAGTGATGAATAAACAAAATGATAATAAGAAATCAAACACCTAAAGGTGGAACTGAATTACAATTTAGTTATTTAGAAAAATACGTAGACAAAAAATTATTAGATCAAGTACAAATCTGTACAAGTGTTCCAGGTAAAGTACCAATTGATCCTAATAAAATAAATATACTTTGGCAAAAAAATTCTTGGGATCAACCTAATTTATATCCATGGTTTAAAGATAAAAACAATCACAAACAATATGATTGGTATGTATTTAATTCACATTGGAATTTTGAAAAATTTAGAATGATGTTTGGATTACCATTAGAAAAATGTGTGGTAATTAAAAATGGTATTGAACAAATACAAAAAGCTAAACCATATGAAAAAGGCCAACCTATTAGAATTATACATCAAAATACACCTTGGAGAGGACTAAGTGTATTGTTAGGTGCCATGCAATTAGTTAAAAATCCTTTGATTACTTTAGATGTATATTCATCTACAGAAGTATATGGAAAAGATTTTTTTGAAAAAAATGACCATAATTATACACAACTTTATGAACAAGCAAAACAATTACCTAATGTAAATTATTTAGGTTATAGACCTAATAGTTATATTACAGACAATATGCATAAATATAATATGTATGTGTATCCTAGTATCTTTGAAGAGACTTTTTGTATATCTTTATTAGAAGCTATGGCTGGAGGTTTATATTGTATCACAACAAACTTAGGAGCTATCTTTGAAACAGGTGCAGAGTTTCCAATGTATATTCCTTTTGATGACAATTATAAAAGATTAGCTAGTAAATTTGGTTATGGTATTGAAGCTGCTGCTAACACACTACATGAAAAACAAATACATAATCACATAGAATCACAATCTCACTACGCTAATATATATTACAACTGGAGTAAAATAGGATCAGCTTGGACAAGATTTTTACAAGGAGCTACAAATGCAAAAAAGTAATAAGGCCTCGGGCCAAAACAATGAACCCATTTGGTTTACTCAAAACGATACGAGCGTCACAGAAATAAATATAGGTTCTCATTCACCACATAAAATTATGGTATGTACTCCTTGTCATAGTGACACTTCAATGCATTACACTCAATCAGTTTTAAAATTTCAACAAGATTGTATGCAGAGAAAAATACAAGTTAGTTTTACTTTGATGAAATCCTCTTTAGTTACTCAAGGTAGAAACTTGTGTGTAGCTGAAACCTTAAATCATGAGGATGGTTACACACATTTATTATTTATAGATTCAGATATAGACTTTCAATCATCTACTATATTTAAAATGTTAGATGCAGATAAAGATATTATTGCGTGTCCTTATCCTATGAAGATGTTAGATTGGGATAAGATATGGAGAAGATTACAAACTAAAGAAGACGCTATTACCTCTGCAAAAGATTTGGCGAAAGCTGGTTATACTTACCCATTAAAAGTAGAAGATGCTACTAACATACATAGCGAAAAAGGAGTGATAGAAGTAACTCATGCTCCTACAGGATGTATGTTAATTAAAAGAGAAGTGTTAGAAAAAATGATAAAACACTACCCTGAATTAGAGATATTTCAACCTACCTATATTAATGGTAAAGAAGAGAAAAAACATAATATGTGGAATTTATTTGATACTATTCATGACCCTAAAACTAAACGTTATTTTGGAGAAGATTTTGGTTTCTGTCAAAGATGGACAGATATGGGTGGTAAAGTATATGTCTATGTAATGGATGCTATTACACACGTTGGAGAGTTCCAATACTGTGGTCGTTTCTTTGATGATTTATATCAAGGTACAAGGCCTGTAAAACCCATTGACGAAGACAAAAAAATCAAATAAACTATTATATTACAGGATTTCTACGCCTGCTTAACAGGATAAATATATTTAAATTATGGCGATTTCAAACATGCAACAACCTAGACAAATGTACGGCTTAGGAAGCTTCGTAAAAAAGATTGGTAAAGGAATTAAAGGAGCAGTTAAAAGTGTAGCTAAAATAGCTAAGTCTCCTTTAGGTATAGCAGCTTTAGGTTTAGGCATTAATCAATTTGGTATACCTGGTATTGGAGGAAGCAAAGGTTTTTTAGGTAGTCTTATGGGAAAAGCTAGTAACTTAGGTATGGGTGCTAAAATAGGTTTAGGAAGTGCATTTGCTACTTACTTAGGTAGTAAAGGTATCCAAGGAACTGAAGTAGAAGAAATAAAAAGAGACCCAGCTAAATTGAGTATCTATCTAAAAGACTATTATACTAAATTAAATCCTAATGCCAGTGATGAAGAAGTAGAAGAATTTATTACAGTTAATACATCTGAGTATGCTGTAGGTGGTAGAGTTGGTTTAAAAAGTGGTACACCTAAATATAAAATAAACGATTTTGCAATGGATGAACAAGCTGCAAGACTTGGTATAAAAAGATATTATTTAAAAGATGATGAAGAAGCTGGAACTTTTGATGCTGATGAAGTTAGAGAAATGATTTTTGGAGATCAATATGCTGTAGGTGGTAGGGTTGGTTTAGAATCTGGTACACCTAAAAAAGGATTAGAAACTTTATCAATAAAAGATATGGAAAAATTTATGATAAAAGGTCCTCACATGATTAAATATGATAAAGATGGCAACCCTATAAAATATCCTAAACCAAAAGGAGAACCACATAAATATGATCCAGACAGAGAAATACCAAAACGCCTTTTATTAAGAAACCAATCAGCTATGGGTGGCTTACAAAGTATGCCTATGGGTCAAATGAGAATGAATAAAGCTGGCACTATAGAACGAGACTATAGAGAGACTGGTGGATTTGTGCCAGTTGGTAT